GCCCTGCTGTCGCTGCGTCCAGATCGCTGAAACTGGTTCTGACTTTCTTTGAAAGCCCCCAGAATTTCTTCTTTTCAACCGTGTTGAAAGACTGAATAAGCGCGTCCATTCCGTCCACAGTAATGCGGATGCCAGCGTCCAATTGCTTGGTTTTGGTCTTGAAGAATGAGAACACTGCTGCCACAGCCGCGATAGGCAAAGCAACCGCGCCGATTGCAGCACCCAAGCCGCCAAGCATTGTTGCTGCCGACCCGATGCCGGTCACAGCAGACCCGATCGCACTAGCCGCGCCCCCAAGCCCGCCGGACATAAGCCCGCTGAACACGCTGGACGCGCCGCCAAGCAAGCCACCCGCGCCGCCAAGCGTGCCGATGAAGTTCCCCGCGCCCGCTGTCAGACCGCCAAGGATACCGCCGCCGCCGGGCGCGCCGCCGAGTTGACCCGCTGCCGCCGCTGTGCCGCCCCCACCCAAAGCAGCCGACAACGCCAGCTTGATCGGGTTGGCAATCGCCGTAGCAATCATCTGCTTGATCATGTTTTTGAAGCTGTCCAGCAAGCTGCCGAAGTCTCGCATTCCGCCCGCCACGAAGTCGCCTATCGCGTCACCGATCTTTGAGATGTTCGGGTTGCTGTTTGCAAACTCGTCATTCAGTTCCTTGACGGCTTTGGAGTACGCGCCGTCCGACAGCTTGTTGACGCCATCGCCTTTCAGCAACTTGTCGAGGGTTGCTAGTTCGGCGTTGTACTTCTTTAGCGGGTCGGCGTCAAACTCCAGGCGTTCGATTTCGTCGGCCAGCTTTTCGGCTTCCTTGGCTGCGTCTTTCATTGCTTTGCCAGCGCCTTTGGATGCTGCCCCCGCTCCGGTGATTGCATTGCCAAGGCCATCAACTGAAACATTCAAAGTTCTAGTTGAATCTGTGGCTGCCTTGTTAGAAGCCATCAACTCAGATGCGCTTCCTGTGACGGCGTTAGCAGCTACTTTTCTGTCTCTAATAGATTGTGCAAGAGCGTCCTCGGCTGCTGCAAGTTTTAGCGTTTGCTTTTCAATCTGGCTTGTAATGGCCTGTGTCGCTGAACGACTAGACCTTGGGTCAAGGCCTGTAGTCACACCAACCTGATCCAACATGGCACGTCGTTTAGCAAATTCACCCTTCGCGGCTTCAAACGCAGAAGCTGCAAGCTTGTAATTGTCATTTGCCAAAGCAATGGCAGCAGCCCCAGCCGATGGTGCAGATGTCATGTAAAACTCGTCAAGCTGGCCTAGTAGCGCAGATGTTCCTGCCGCTGCGTCATAAGAAGCCTGTTTGCCATCATCTGCGCCGTTACTCCAAACCAGCCAAGCTGCAGCGCTGGCCCCAAGTATCCCGTAAATCAACCCTATAGGCCCGCCCAGAGCGATTAGGGCCGCGCGTGCAACAGTTAGGGCGGTAGTAAACACCCCAGTTGCAACAGCCGAAGCGGACATGCCTGCCGTCAAAGCAACGAAGCCAGCAATTGCAGCGGGGATTTGGGTTGCGGCCAAGGCTGATATAGCAATAACCACAACATCAAGGTTTTGCCCAACCATGATGGAAACTGCCGCGATGCCTTCCATGGCAGGAACCACAACAGCCAAAAGTGCATTGCCGAAACCTAGAGCAATATCGGTTGCCGCTGCCGTGAGTTTATTCCATCGCTGATCAAGGCTTTCTGACATCTTTTGGTAAGCTGCATCTGTAGCCCCCGCCTTGGACGCCATGTCGGCCAAGATTGCAGAGAATGTGTCGCCAGCGCCGCCCGCAAAGGCCAACGCAGCGCCAAGCGCCTCAACCGATCCGAATAGCTGCGCCATTGCGGCTTCGTTGCCGCCCGTCTTGGTGATTACATTATCAAGGAAACCCGCCAAGCCTTGCGCCTTCAATGCCTGAACATCAAACTCAATGCCAAGCGATTTTGCCGCGTCTGTGGCTTCTTTGGTTGGCTTGATGACTGCCGCGATAACTTGGCGCAAGCCTGTGGTTGCCGATGATGTGGAAAGACCCTGAGTTGTCAAGGCTGCAATGCCTGCCGTCACCTCGTCAAAGGATACACCCGCTGCCGATGCGATAGGCACGATTTGCCCAAGGCTTCCGGCAAGTTCGCCGATGGTTGTTTTACCTGCCCGCATTGCAACGAACATTGCGTCGGATGCGTCCGCAGCGCTTAGAACATCTGCGCCATAGGCATTCATTGCGGTTGTGAGTGCATCAACGCCTGTGGTTACGTCAGTAACGCCACCAATTGCCAGCTTGTTGGCCTGATCCAGCAAAGCAGTCGCACCAGCAACACCATCGGCCCCCGCACTCAATGCCTGATAAAATGCCTTGACCTGCGCCGTGGCAGTGCTGCCAAATTCCTTTGACATGCCACGCGCAGCTTTTGTTACGGCCTCAAGTTGTTCCGGCGTTCCCTCAATCAGCGTTGAAGTCTCAGCCAGTGCAGCGTTGAAGCCTCGCGCAAGGCGGATCGAAGCGCCCGCCGCCGCAAACGTGGCATAACTTGCCGCAAGCCCCACCAGTGCTTTCGTTGCGCCAAGCGCCAAAGCCTTCGAGCGGTCTGCCGCGCTGTTGAACCCATCAATCTTTGGCTTGGCCTGACTTGCACCGTCGCCAGCTTTCTTAAACCCTTTTTCAGTTCCAGAAACAGATTTTTCAGCTTTTGCACCTGCAACCGTGGTTTCTTCAAGGGCTTTCTTGCCTTTGAGTAGGCCAGTCGTATCGGCCCCAAGAATCAGATCAGCGAAATTCTGGCTCATGTTTGATCCTTGCGAGAAATAGGCCGCGACCCTAAGTTGGGTGCGGAACCAATGGAGAATTATGGTGGACGGAATTTTAGGAATTTTAGGTGCTGCCGCCCTAGTCGCGGGCGCGATGTTCACACTTGTCGGGTTTGCAAGCGGTGATTTTATTACCGTCTATCAAGGTGCCGCATTGCTGGCGTCTGGGCTTGGGATGCTTGCCACCTCCGAAGTCATCAAGACACTTAAACAAATCCGCGACCGCCTGCCTGCGCCGGATCAGACACCCCGCTAACGGGATGCCTTGGGCCTATCCACCGGCGCGATTGCCAGCGCGTTGGTCCCGTTTTCGCGCTCGGCATGGTAGCCCTTGCACATATCGGACAGGATCGCGGTGTCGTCGGCGTCCAGCCCCTTGGCGGATGCATACGGCGCAAGAATATCCCAGTCCGTCGGGCCTTCCACCATGCCGTTGCTGCGCGTCGGGCCTAGATCAAAGAACAGCCCGATCAGGTATTCCTCTGCGTCCAGTTCCGGCAAGCCGAAGTCCTCCACGCCTGCATCTTTCCATTGATCCAAGCGACATCGCTTTTGATCCTTGGGGAAGGCGTGGAGATAGCCGATCTGGCGCGCGTAAAGGGTTAGCCCTTCTGCGCGTTTCCCATGCGGTTTGCCTGCGTTCCGGCAAATTCACCGATCTGTTTTGCAAACGGGTTATTCTTCATCTCGAACACTGGCGAGCCGTCTTTGTCTGTAACCTGCTCGCCGTCTGCGTTTTCCTTCACGCCCATTTCTGGGAATGTCAGATCGAGGAACCACATTGCATCCTCGGCAGTCGCGGGCTTGTCGCCGTTCATGACGTTCTCAAACCCGAAGATGAAAGGTGCAGCGCCTTCGCAAAGCTGGTTATGCACATCCTCCATGACGCGCGCCTCATCGTCCGTATTGTCGCCCTTGGCCTTTTTGGATGCCATAGCCGCCTTTTGCTTTGCCCGCATCTTAGCCTGCATAGAACGCGATGCCGTACCGCGCACGATTACCCGACAAGGCTTGTCGCCGTCCATCACAGGCTCACCAGACCACGGGTCAACGATCTGCATAGGCGTTCCGGTTTCAGCGGCTTCACGGCTGTTGTAGTTGGCGTTAAAATCCATTTTGATATCCTTGGGGTTCGGTTCAATGTGGGAGGCAGCGGCGAACCACTCCGCCGCCCCCCGATTACCCGCCGAAGCGGATTAGTTAGGCAGGTTCAACGTCCTTGACGGTCAAGGCGTTTTGCTTAAAGTTGTAAACCGCGCCCTCGAAAGAACTGTCGGTCGCTTGGTTCTCTTGGTAGCTATGAACATAGCCCTGAGCGTATTCCACAGGGTCAGTTGCAACCAAAGCACCCGCTGCCCCCGTCCCTGTGCCGATTTTGATAGCGCAAGCGCCGCTTGGCCCGTCGCACAGCGTCTTAAACGCAGCTTGGCCTGTTGCCAGTGCGCTGCCGTCGATGCGGAACGAGCCTTGGCTGTCAACACCGGATGCCGCGCCCTTGGTGCCTTTGGTAAAGCCGGTTTTAAGGTCGGATACGTCGATGTTTGCGTTGGTCACACCGAATTGGGGAAGTGTTTGTGGAAACTCCAATTCAACCCACGTCAGGGCCTCAAAGCCTGACTTGTCGTTGGTTGCTGGAAGTGCTGTTGAGTAGTAGATCGTCTTTCCGATGGAATTCCGAGTAGCCATGATATTTGCCCTTTCATTTGGCAAAGCGGACAGGCCCGACTAATCGGGGTGTTGCTGTCCAAAGTTGAAGTGAAGTGCCTACCGTTCGCGCTACCGGCGCAGCCCGCAGGCGGGGCAATTAGTCGGCGTCGATCCAGCCGATTGCGCGCCATGCGGCAGCGTCTTTTTGCAGTGGTGTGGCGATTGCGCCGACTGTGCCGTTGCTGGCCTTGGTGTTTTTCAGCCGAACACGAGCGGGCTTGGCGACCGCCTTTGGTGTCTCTGGCGCAGCGTCTTGCTCTATGGTTTCTTGATCCGCCGGAGCGGTTTTCTTGCGTGCCATGTTGGCCTCCGATGTTGTGATTAGGACGCGCTGTAAGGGATGCGCACTGAGACGCGCCAATGCGGGCCGTCAGGATAGCCCTGCTGCACCTCTGGCGGGCCCATGATGGTGATGAAACCGCCGGTGACGGGCAGGCGCAGCGTGTACGGGAACAAGGCTGCGATGCTGTCCGCAATAGTTGTTGCAGCGGTTGAGAATACGCCGATCTCCGACATGATCGTGATCTGCGCAAACCCGCGAACGATTGTTCCGCCGCCTGTCAGTGTGCTGTCCGTCCGGCTCACTGGCACGTGGGCGAATATCAAATACGGATGCGGGGTTCCGGTTGGCACGTCCTTGTTCGGCCAGCCGATTGTCAGGGCCGGGAAAGCGTTGCAAGCCTCTGCCCAAGCGCGTTTGAAATGGCGGTGTCAGTAATCATCTACGGACCTCGTTTGCACGTTTCTTGACGTGAGCGGGGAATTTCGCAGCATTCACATCGACAAAGAACCGCCCCGGCTGGTTATATGTCCGGCCCAAGCTATCGGTGCCCGTAAACCCGCTGTTAATGCGTCTGGCGTGTGGCGCACTCCATGCAAAACGACATGGTTTCGCCGATTTCCAAGCCCGCGATTGCGACAACGAAGGCGTCTGCGCTTTCGCCGCCACCGTCTACGGACAGGCTGTTGACTAACTCCGCAGTTGTGCCCACGGGGATCTTCCCCTCGACAAAGGTGGTCGCGCCCTGAGTGATGCCGATCTGCGTTTCCTGCGCGCCTACAAGCACATCGCTGATAGACTGGCGCATCACGTATTCCATACCCTCGATGGTCAGATCGGCGATGTCCGACAACTGAGCGGTAAACGTCTTGGTGCCATGCGTATTCTCCAACGCAGAGACCCGCTTAACGGGGCCTTTGGGTCAATGATGTGGTGGTGTGGTTAGTCTTTTTATCTGACCGTCTTCGGCCATCTTTTTTAGCCTGTAATACAAGGTCCGAGGAACCATTACGTCGAAACATCCTTTTAGCTTCGGATGCGTCACTTTTTGCCGACGATTTTTTTGCAGTTCCTTTAATGATGACTTGCCGAAATTTTCAAACTGTTGCCACCTTTGCTGCGCGGGTCTTGGCTTGAGGGTCGCCATTCGCCCTTCTGTTTCTGCGTCTACCATTTGGATGCAAAATTCATAGAATTTGCGGCAAGCTTCCATTTCAATATCAAGGTCTTCTGGCAGATTGTCCGGCCAAAAACCCCTCACCCACATAGCATTACTTATCCTACCTGATACTTGCAGCTTTGTTTTCTTCATTCCCGTCTCCCGAGGATCCACTTAAATGCGCGGCAGGCCGGGTGGATATTCCGGCTTTTCAGGTGCTACCCTATCCGCGCTGCAATGATACTCCATCCATTGATATAGTCAACTTCCCGGCCTCCGATACTGAGGGACGTATATCACTGTGCAGCGGCAACCGAGCGTTTGATCTGCGCCAGCCGCCGGGTCGTGGGGATAAAGCATTGTGCCGCCCGCTACGTCAAAACTCTCGTTTAGACCAACCTCAACGCCATCTAATGCGCGGTGATCGTGGCGCGGGTCTTTCGCTGAGTTATGATCCCACCGCTTTGAGATACTCTCGACTTTGCCGCCGTCCATAAGCTGTTGATACGCCTCATTGCGTCCTTGGGCTTGTGCTGTAAACGCTTCGTTCTTGGCAATCGTTTGGCCCCGTGCCTTCAACAGCCGTGCATCGTGGGCCTTGGTAATCCGCTCAATCGTTGACTTGTCCAGCGCCCTGCCCTCGGCAATCGCCGTGCGCACTTGCTTATCAAATCGCCGATCTGTTGACGTGTAGCGCGGCACCTGCTTGCCCTTCACCGTCTTGAAATAGTCCGCAATCTGCTCAGGGTCGTTGAGAATTTCACGCACCCGCGTTGATCTTTGCGCCCTTGGGCCGTCCAGCCCCAATATACCGCCCTCACGAACGCCTGTGCGGGGGTTTAGAACGCCTGCAAGCCGTCTTGCTGTGACTTGCGCCCCAACGCTCTCTTTCTGCGCCTGTAGGATCAATGCGCGGATAGGCTCAACACCGGGTGATCCTATCTCAGTCACAAGCCTTGCGCCTGCCTCTGCGATAATTTGTTCAGCCCGTGGGTGCCTGCCGTTAAAGCTGAATGAACCGGCGATGCCCTTGGGCAAGGTGACTGCTGCGCCGCCCGCATAAACCGCCGTGCGTATAGCTTCTTCCAGCGGCCAAAGCATTGCCTGATTGAACCGCAGCATCTCCACAACGCGGGCAAGGTTGTTTGCCTCGATAGCCTGCACCAATGCGGGGAAGTCTACTGCCCCGTGCGCGTTCTGCACCGCTGCCTCGAACGCCTGCCGGATCAGCGGGTCGTGCTTGGCAATCAGGTCGCGGATGATGCGCTGTTGCTGGCGAGATAGTCGGGTTGGTCGGGCCATTGCACCCCCATGCAAAATGACCCCGCATAATGCAGGGCTGTTTGGTTTGGTTTGTGATGTGGGTAGTGGTTTAGGGCTTCATAGCCATCCCCAACGCAAACGCCGTTTCCATCATCCGGTCAAACTCTGCAAAGCACTCAGGCGGCAAGGATGCCACGATCTGCGCAGACGCGGTGTCGCCCCTGTTTAGGTGCCAGGGAATGCAAAAGGCTTGGTATTGGCTTACTGCCTTGCAGAAAGAATCGTATAAGGGTGATCCATCCGATATGCTTTTATTTCGCTGTAGCTGTGCGTTCCAACAGCCGCGCCTGTGTATGTTTGAAATTCAATCTCAGTCAGCGCCGCGCCATGTGTTTTTGCAATATCGCTTAGGTGCATCGCCAGCTCGTCCGGTGTCATCTTGGGTTCGGTCATCTGTGGTTCCTCAAACTGCAAGTTCAAGCCGGTACAATAGCACCGTTTCACCGGGCGACAAATACATAACTGAGATAATTTCCTCAAACTTGGTGCCTTCAACTACATCACCCGGCGCAACGCCGACGGCGATGGTGTCAGATTTCAGCGGCGTAACGCCCGTGGCATTGATTGTCAGGGTGCGCTTTTTCATGCCCACCAACATTCCCGTCATGTCACGCACGTCCTGCATTCTTTCAATCGCGGTGACGGGGAAAAGCTGCGGCTCGTTCACCGGGTCGGCTGGCGGGTCCCACGGGTTTGTCGGTTCATCCAGTTCAGCAGATGCGCGGCGGATGGTGCAGATGTAAGCGCCTGTGCCTGTAGCTTCGCCCGCTTCTATAAGTGCAGATGCGACATCAGCGGCGATTTGCGAACCGCTCATGACCGCAACAACGTCTTGGTATTGCCGCCGATGAATGGCCTCATCATTCCGTCGATCCGCGTGCTTTTCGGCACCTGTGATCCGCCCTTGCGCCCGGTAAACTCCCACCGAATATCGCCAATGCCTGTCAGCACCTTGTCGCCCGCATCGCTGTAGGTTTTGGAGAACACGTAAGGCTCTGCCAACTCCAGACGCGCCGCCTCATACGTTGCGGCCTCTACGGCGTCTGGCAAGGGGTCCACGAACGCAGGCAGGAACCGCGCCACATACTCCGCCGCGATGTAGTCACCAGCCCGCACAAGTGCCGCCTCTGCGTCTGCGTCGGTCGCTGCTGTCGGCGCGCTGTCGCCCCTTGCAAGGGCGTATGCGCGGAATGATGCAATATCAGCCATTACAAGCCCGTGAAAATGGCCGCTTTGACCATCCCGCGCATGTCCTGAATATTGGTTCCCTTGGGGATCTCAACGCCGTGGGCTTCGGCCATGTCCCGCAAGTCGCCCTTGCTCATGGCGTCAATCGTTTCTGGCGTGAACGCTTCGGGTTCCGTTGGTGCCGTCGCGCCCATTGCCTGCGCTGTGTACCGCGCCTGCATGTCTAGCTGTTGCTTGATGTTCATATTCATTCTCCGCTGTTCTTTGTGACGGGGCGAACAATGCCGCCCCGCTTCAAAAATCAGCCGTTGGTGACGATTGCCGCGAGGCCGATCAGCTTACGATCAATCACGCGGTCCCAGTTTGCAGCCAAACGAAGCTGCGCCAGAGTGGCGTTGCCGTCCGTCAGCGTGGTGTTGGTAAACGCGGTGCCGAACGGATGGATCACCCACGACTTGCGCTCCCACAGCGTCTCTACGCCTGCGCCGTTGCCCTGAGCCGCTTCACGCTCCAGTTCCACCGGAACCTTCGTGCTGCGCTCGCCATAGCCGATGAGCCCAGTGCCGAACAGGTAGCTGGTGTAGGTCGCGGCGGCGTCAGTGTCGCCCGTGCCTGCTGCGGCTGTCATGGGCAGGCTGTCATCGACAACTAGACGGCGGCCAAGGAAAGACGGGATTGTAAGCTGCCCGTTGCTGTCCGCAAGGAAATCAATATCGTCGTTATCGACCATGCGCTTGGCGACAACGGAATGCACGGCGAACACCGCGTAATCGTCATAGTGGTCGCCAGAGGTAAACGCCGCTGCGGTGAAAACTTCGCGCCCGAACAGGGTTCCGGTCGCAACATCCGCATTGGTAGCGCCTGCGACGTTGTTGACCATATCTCCGTCATCGTTTGCCACGTTGTCGGCAATGACGCCTTGCAACGAAGCGATGGTGCGGCGCTGCCATTGACGCATCCAGTAGGTTCCGAAGCGATTGCGAACCTGTTGCATGGGATCAGATCCGGCAAGTTCGCCTGTCATGTCCGCAGACGAATAGCCTTGGGTTCAGGGCTGGCCATGCGTGCAACCTGCGTTCCTGTCGTGACCTTCGCAGGCACCGCAATATCGGTTGGATCGTCGGTGCCGTAGTTCGGCTCATCGGATGCGTCCAGATCCTTCCAGAACGGCAGTTCAGCAATGCGCCCGCCGTCTGAGAACATGCCAGCAAGCGCGGGGTTTGCAACTGCGATGCCGCTGTCAAAGAAAACAGTCTTTTCAGGGCCGTTTACGGCTGTGTACGAGGAATAGACCTCGGGGACATATACATCAGAGATTTGTGTGGTAGCCATGAGGCTTTCCTTTCGAGATTATGAGCCGGCTAATTGCCGGAATGTTTCGGGGTCGCTGTGGAATAGAGCCGTGCGCTCTTTGTCGCCCATCTTTGCGAACGTCTCCGCATTAGCTGGGGCGTTGCCGTTCTTGCCACCCGTTGCTCCGCCGCCTGAAGCGGGGGTCACGAAGTCCTTGCCTTCACCAGCAGCCCATCGCTTAACGTGATCGACCAAGGCCAGCGGCCCCATGTCGGTATCCACGAAGGGCTTGCCATCGTCGCCAATCTTCACATCGCCTGCCAGCATGGTGCGCGCCGCTTTTGCAAATGACGTGTTTGTGACGCCTGCGCCGTTGAGCGCGTCTGTCAGATCACGGTCTAATGCGTTTTTAAGCGCGCGGCCTTGCTCGGCTTCATATTTGCCTTTGTAATCGTCGCGCTCTGCTTCGAGTGTCTGGCGTAGCTTGATAAGCGCGGCCTCGTCGGCTTTCCCGTCCTTGAGTTTTGCCCACTTTTCAGCGTCAAAATCTTCGGGGAAGTCCTTGGCGAGTGCCTTGGCCGCATCGCGCTCGGAACGTGCCGCATCGCGGTCGGCCTTCGTGCGCTCATATGCTGATTTGAGATTGGCAACATCGGGGTGATTGTCTACGCCGGACACTTGCAAGATGAACTTGCCGTCTGTTTCGGTGTAGAAGGGCTTAACAGCATCATCAATGCCGTCGAGAGTGTCGAGAACAGTTTGCAAAGCCATCGGCTTAATCCTTTGATTTATGGGGTGCGCATCGCGCGGGATTACAGGCCGTCAGCCCGAATATCGCCGCCCTCAATGAGAGCGTATTCTTCATCAAACGTGCGTTCTTGGCTGGCAATTCCGCCCGCCTGAATGCGCTCGTAATATGTCTCTTGTGCAAGCCCGCCGCTTTCGACTAACCCGAACAGCGCGACGGCATCTTGCGGCGTGAGCGTGGCGTCGAGCAAGTCCTTGGGCGGCGTGACCGTGATGGCCTCGATCACCGCATCCGACTGGCCTAGCATCCGCGCGATGTTGCGCAGGGAGGCTTCCAGCAATGAGCAAGATGATTGCGCGACCGTCTTTAGGTTGGCTGTCTCTGAGCGAAACCGCATCTTGCGCGCTGTGCCGGATTCATTAGCCTGCCCCGATTGCTCGAACAATCGCGCCCCTGCCTGAATAGCTATCGTCCGATTATCTTGGATTGCCTGAAGGTGCTCCTGAATACCCTTGCAGTTTGGCGATACGTATTTCAGTCCGCGTTGTATTGTCATCGCCAAGCATTTCGTGACCACGCCAGCGCCAACTGCAGTGGGTGCAGGCCCGTTGATTGCGACCATCGTTTCCTGCCCGCTCATGTAAAGCTGCAAGCGGTAGTCTGCGGATAGCTGGTACATCGCCAGCGCGGCCCTTGCGATGCCGATCATTGGCGGGCTTTCAAGATCCGACCCCATATCCTTTGCAGACGCCACGGCAAACGGGATCGCGTTGAGTGCACCACCGCCAAGTCGCGTTAGCGTTACGTCCGTTTCGCCGTCAGGCTTGTGCAATGTCGCCGTGTAAACGCCATCGACAAGCTGCAAAACGCGGTATTTCTCTTGCTGCGCCCAAACGAAGCCATCACGCACTGCCTCGCTTTCGTTCAGGACGAAGAACCCGACGTCCCAGTTGATAATTGTATCGCCGCGATAGCCTGCGAGGAATGGATCGCCGCCGCCCTCCGGTGCATCTGCAAGAACGCCGTAGCGCCCCGACACCAGCAAGTTGCGCGTGATGTTCTTGTGAAAGTCGTTGAGCGTAATTCCCTCGCCGTCAACATCCTCGAACAGATATTCCATGTTGCTGGGCAATTCGACCGCGATTTCCTCGCCGTGAATGATACCAACCATAGCGCCAACGCTAGTTGCCAGAACCTCGGGGAACTGAGCGCGCATCTTGTATGCCGCATATGCCGCGATGCCGTTGTCTGAGTGCGTCGGGTAGCCAGACGGCATGGGCAGGTATGTGGTGCCGCGTTGCTTTACGTCGCCCTCGCCTTGATAGGCGTCATAGCACAGCCGCCAATCGTCGAGGACTTGGCGCGTGATTTGTGGATGCAGCGAATTAACGGTCATCTAATACAATCCTTTGACCGTTGTTGTTGTTGTTTCGGTTGTGATTTAGTCATCAATTCGGTGATCGCCCAAACCAAGGCGTCGGCCCCTGTCTGGTGAGCCTTCACCAATGTATCCGTCTTGCCCGATCAGGCACATTTGATCCTCAAGATCCGCCAAGCCGCCAACGTGAGACACCCGCCCCTGTTCGTATAGCGCCGCGATAGGCTCAGATCTTGCGACCTTGCCGCGACTGGCCGTGACCTCTTTGTAGCTTATGCCTCGATCAACGGTGCGTATACGTGCTCGACCATAGCCCCGCCAAAGTTGCGCTCGGCCACGATCCTGTCAGCCTTAAATTCGTGGTAGGCCGCGACTGCCCGCCTGCCCCATCCGTCTGGCGATAGCTTGCAAGTCCGGTCTGCCAGGACATAGCCGCGCCCGTCGATACCAAGCCCCGCGACCACGATGCCAATGTCATCGCCGTTATCGTCCGCCCCGCCTGTGCCGCTGGGGTCCACCGCAACCACAACCCGCCGCATTTCGGGGGCTTCTTTGAGCCTGTGCGCGTCGAACATCTCACGGGTCCATAGCGCGCCCGGTAGATCGTCCAGCATCTCGGCTTCTAGCTCTTGCCTGCCTAGCCGCGTGTTGCCGTATCGGTTTTTCAGATCCTCAAGAAACTGCGCTGGCAAGTTTTTCGCGTTGTCAAACGTGCTGCCCCGCGTCACTACCGATCTGTCGCTGGCGATGATTTCGCGCAGAACAGGAATAGGCCGTGGTGTTGTCGTGACAATCACGCGGGGGTCATTGCCCGCCCGCATTGTAAATTGCAGCATGTCCCATGTTTGCCGCGCGCGCTTGTACTTCGCTAATTCGTCTACCCACGCTGCGTCAAATTCTGGGCCTCGAAGCTGGTCCGGCTCAGTGCCGTTATAGCCAAGTGCCACCGCTCCGTTAGGCCATGTGATCCGCACGGGCTTAAACCGCGCCGTTGGCTTTTGCCCGTCAGGGTAGATCGACAACAGCCGCGCCACCATGACCTCCTCAAGGTCTTTCTGCGTCTCCGCGATTAAAGCGATGCTGCGCGACCCCGCCTCAACGCGTTCCTTGACCCATTGCGCGCCCGCCTCGGTTTTACCAAAGCCGCGCCCCGCGTTGATCAGCCAGGTTGACCAGTTTCCCTCCGGTGCGAGTTGTTCAGGGCGGGCAAGAAAACCGCGCCAATCGTATATCAGCGCATCGGCCTCGGCGTCTGTCAGGCTGGCTACGAACCTGTCGCAATCAGCTTTCGGTAGTGCCTTCAGTTTCTCCGCTGGGCTTTCTGTCATTTAGGAACTCACTCAGCTTGCGGGAACCGGACGGAGACATTGTGCCGTCCGAACTTGTGTTATCCACAACGGTTTTTTCAGTCCAACCAGCAACGCGCGACAACACAAATTTCGCAGCGTCCAGGCTGTTGTCTGTCAGGCTGTCGCTCAGGACGCGTACGGCCTCACCCTTTAACCGCTCGCGTGATGTCGTTATCTCGTATCGAAAATGCTTGCGCAGCGTGTCGTCTGTAATTTTCAGGCAATCCGCAATGTCGTTGATGCGCGACCCAGCCATCACTGACCGCTCAACAAAGAGCCGATCCGCCTCAGTTGCTTTGTAGGTCGCGCCCTGCTTTGCCATTAGTCCCACCCGCCAAGCCGCGCCTGCGTCGGTGCTGCCGCTTGTTCTTTCTCAATGTCGAAGTCTTTGAACGCCGAATAGCTATCCTCGGAAGGAAGCGCAAAATGGTAGTCCACAACCTGCTTTAGATATCCGCTAATCGGGGTGCCCTCGCTGATTTCGTAAAACTCAATCCGCTTGTTCTCGTTCAGGTTCATAGATGTGCGGATCGCAACACTAAATTCATCGTTTTCCAGCAGAATGAATTTAGCGTGAAACCGTGCCAAGCGAACGCTATCGTGCCCAAACTTGTCCAGAAGGCTTGCGTAGTATTTTCCCTGACGCGCCGGAAAGCTGCGGTCAACGAGCCATCGCATTGTGATGATGTTCTTGTCTTCCAGCATTGTGAATGCTTGCTTGATTTCAGCGGCGGCGGCTGTCCATGTGCCGATGTCAATGCGGCAAGGGCCGATCTGCTTTGCCACATGGCGCAGAATATCAATCATCGAAAAGTCACCCTTGGTTAAGCCAAAGACTTCGCAACCCTTTGTGATATCGCCAATGCAGCGGGAAGCGCTTTCGCCCCGAGTTCCATGCCTAAACTCACGCGTTACATTATCACGTCTGACAGTTTCGACATTCATTGTGTTTTCTCCGCTTTAA